ACCGTGACGAGGCAGGGGCCAAGCGGCGTAAGGCCGCGTTCCGCCTAGCCTCCAAGACCTACCCAAGCGAGCCACTGTTGCCCGCCATCAAGACAGCATTGGAGCTCTGACATGGCATACGACGAGGTAACGGTGAGCATTACCGCTCACGCTGACACCAACGGAACGGTGACTGTGGAGGCTCCCGAGGGCACCGAGTGGGACAGGGCCACGATCAAGGCTCTAGCCCAAGAGGCCGTATCAAGCCTGCATGGTTCCCTGCACTTCAAGGTGGGCCCGCAGACCTCCTACCTGTCCGCTGACCGCACAAGGGCAGAGGTACAGCAATGGGCCTTTAGGGTGGTGCCCCGTGGGTGAGTGCCCATGCGGCAATGATGCCAACCATGACTCTGGCCTGTGTGATCACTGCGAGTGGACCGACGAGCAACCGGCCCACGAGGGCCACTACAGCCGCCTAGGCGGCGCGTGGTGGTGCGATACCTGCGACTCGCCATATTGCGAGCTGGCATGAGCCCATGGGAGTCCAAGGGCCCAACGCCGGCAAAAGACCTGGAGGAGGGGGACAGGGTTGATTTTGACCCTGAGGCTCCCTATATCACTGAGGCTAACCGGGAGTTCGCCAAGCATCAGTACGCCTCCATCAGCGTATGGGAGCAAGGCGGGTGGGCCGATGACATGGCCAAGCCCGGTGAGGTTGTCCTCTACACAGACAACTTTCCACAGCCCATAATCTTGCCCGCTGAGACGCTGGTTCACGTCGAACGCTGGCACTAAACACACTATGGGGGAGCGATTGGGAGGCTCCCCCATAGTGACCCCCAACACTCGTAACTGTAATTGGTAACGCAACGCATTTCATAATGGTTACAGAAGCACAGGAAGTGAAGCTACGTAACGCGTAGCCAGTCCACCTACATGACACGCAAAGGATTCAGACATGCCCACCCCGCACCAGCCCAAGACCAACGTTGAAACGCCGTTCGGTCCCGCCAATATCAATGACCACCGGAGCTATGAAACTCCCCGGGGTCCACTGGATGGCTCTTGGTACAGCAAGACCACCCGTGCCGCCATCGGCATGGATGGTGCCAAGGTCAATAACAAGGAGTATCCCCACCTGACGCTCTACGTTGAGAGCCGGGGGGATGGCTCACTGAGCATCGGCCCACTGTCCTACGGGACGCTGACGCCAGCCGCCGCCGAGAAGATTGAAAAGTGGTGGAAGTCCGAGGGCATGGAGTTCCTGGCCCCGTTCCTCGATGACTTGGACGACGCCAGCCGCCGCTCCTCACTCAAGCACAAGCTGTTCTACCCGATCCTGCGGGCCATCAAGGACGTTGGCCCGAACCCCTACCACCCCGAGCCTGACGCTGACCTGAGGTTGGAGCTCTTGGACGAGATCATGGAGGACATTACCAAGGCACGTGCCAACGGTGTGCACTTCTACAAGATCGAGGACTAGGGCCATGGGACCGGTAACCAAGGCGACAATCGTAAGCATGCTTGAATCCCTGCACTTCCAAGCCGTCAAGGCCGGGTTGATCACCAAGGATCAAGTCCTGCTGTATGACGAGGGTGTAGCAAGCGGGGGAGTACCTCCCGCTGTGTGGCTGGAATGGCGCGGGACCGCCTGCCCATTCCTGCCCAGCATGGAAATCATGCCCAAGAAGGAACAGTACCGAATCATCCAAGGGGCCATCTTTGCCCTTATGGCTCTCAACATCAACAACACCCTTGGGGGGACCGAATCATGAAACGTCTAGTCATTACCTTTGCCGCCGCCGCCCTCGCTCTGACGGGGTGCGGTGCGGCACAGGCCACACCGGCCCCGGCCAAGACGATCACTGCCACGCCAGCCGCCGCCACCATCCAAGAGGATGACCCGGCATGGGATTGCGCCACGATGGGTAACCGCATCTGCGGTGCCAACCCTCTGGAACGCACCGAGGCATGGGGAGCGTTCCGCACCGTTGACCTTCCCGAGGAGACGTTGCGGCAGGCATTCAAGGTTACGTACCGTGGCCTGTCCACTGAGGGTGTGGACTTCCCGCCCTCTCAGTACGTCACCCTCAAGTCACAGCTGACCCCGGGCAAGGTTCACGTGTTCGAGATTCAGCCCACGCCATGACCGAGCCCGCAACGCACATCATCACGCTCACTGACGAGCAATGGGCCCTGCTCCACGACGGCCTCGAAGCCATCAGGACGCGGATTGACGACAACATCTACGACAACAACAAGCACCCCGGCCTGTATGAGGACGAGGACATAAACGCCATGAACGACCGGGCCAGGGATTGCCAGGAGCTCAGCAACGAGCTCCTAGTCCAGACCGGCTCTGCCTACCGCTGGCACGATCACTTCACGGCACACGAGGACGCTGAGGGGGAGGTGGTGCGGTTCGACCCCAAGGTGGGGGAGCCGTTCAGCCCCGAGGAAGAACGTTCAACGTGGACGATCATCGAGGAAGGGGACGGCCTGCGGGCCCTCCCCGGCTACCATCCCAACCGCAACTACATGTACTACGTGATGACAGCAAAGGAGTGGACCGATGCCGACCGAGACAAGCGCTGGCTCTACTGAGTGGACCGTGAAAAAGGCGGTGAGCTCGCTGGTGCCGGGTGACCGGATCATCTTTAGTGAGGCCATGGGCGGCGAGGGTGAGACGGTTACCGTCGAGTGCTTGACCGCCATCATGAGCTCGGTGGCAATTCACACCGAGGAGCTGGACTTTGCCATAGCGGCCATGCCTAACCAATGGATCGAGATTGACCTCAAGGAGGGGGAGCAGGAATGAGCACCAAGGAAGAGTACGAGGCCGTCTACGGGCCAGTGCCGGCCGATCAGACCCCCGCCACCGAATGGGGGGATGGCGGCTGTTACGTGGTCTACACAGGCCAGCACTACACCGAGGCCGTGGGCCGGTGGAGCGACCGCGAGGAGGCTCTGCGTGTGGTGGACATACTGCGGGCCAAGGTCAAGGGCCGCTCCTACAAGTTCGACACCTCTCACCACATGGTGAGCGGTCTATCCGGCAAGCCGATATGTTCCGCCTGCGGCAGGGGCACGCCGGTTGCCATACCCGTCACCACCTACCGAGAGGATTTCTGGCCGTGAACATCAAGAGTGACCCCGTAAGAATGCCTGACGGCACCGAATATTGCTCGGTGCTGGTCCCTGACCCCGACTACGGCAACAACCCGCCAGACGATGAGGGCGCATGGCCCACGCTGAGCACGTACTTTGTGTACGGCCCGGGGGAGTGGCGGGCCGAGCGTGTTGGCTATGAGGTTGAGGGTGACAGCCGCTACGTCGAGGCCTACAACCGCTTTGGCCAACGCAAGTACGACTACGTTGACCGCGAGGAAGTCTTTGAGTCCTGGCTCAAGATATTCCGCGGAGTGACCACTGTGAAGTGGCACCACGGGCAGGACCGAACCTACGTTTCGTTCGACACTCCCGAGTGGCGCAAGAAGATGGGCATTGAGCCTGACAAAGACCTGTCTGGCGAGGACCCCCTGGCCGAAATCAGGGCATGGCTGGATGGCGACGTGTGGGGCGTTCAGGTTCAGAAGCGCTGGAACCCCGACAACAAGCAGACGGTCCAATGGTGGGAGGGTGCCGAGGACGAGTGCTGGGGATTCTATGGCCGCAAGTACGCCATGGAACGTGCCAAGGAAATGCTGGCCGAGGTAGTGGCCAGCCACAAGCCGGTGCACCGTTACCCGGCCCACGAGAGGTTGGAGAAGGTGTCAGACGAGGTTACGGTCATCCTTGACTACCTCAAGTGCAAGAGCAACCTTGACGCAATGCCTGAGCAACTGAGGGCGGGAGCGTCAGCCGTTCTCCAAGAGTGGAACGAGCGGTCGGTCTACAGTTTCTACGGGGTTGACTATGACGAGCTCAAGGCTGAACGTGAGCTCAAGCTGACTCGGCAACGTGAGGCTGAGCGGTCGGCATGACGCAAGGTAACAGTGAGGGTGCCAAGAGGGTGGAGGCCATCCTCCACGGCGAGTTATTAGCCATCTTTGAACGCAGTGACACACCGAAACAAAGCCCGTCAGAGCTACCATCTGACAACCCACCAAAGTATGATCAAACTACGGTCGAAGAATCGGCCACCGAAACAGAAGGAGAGTAGCCATGGCTACCGCACCCAAGAACAACGCCACCCCCGCCGCCGACAACGAGTCTGTTGACGTTGACGAGCTCAAGGGAACCACGATCCTGTTCTCCAAGTCCGACATTGCCGACATGATGGGCACCACAACCCAGTCCCTCGCCAACCGCATGAAGCGGGAGAAGGACTTCCCCCGCCCCACGTACTCCAACAGCGGCGGCACGATGGTTCTCTACTCGGCCGAGGACGTGAAGCGTGTTCACGAGCACATGACCAAGGCTGACCGGGAACGCACCGCACGCCTCGCGGCGGCACTGGGCAACCTCGACAAGAAGGCCTGAGCCACGTTAGGTAAGTGGCCCTGCCACCGCTTAGGGCGGTGATGGTTCAAGACCAAGGCAGGGTGCGGGGACATTCAGTCCCGTTTGAATGGGGGGGCACACCATGGGTTGCCCTATCCAATCCATGAGAGGAAACACAATGCGTAAGACAATCGCGCTCACTTCACTGGCCCTTGTGGCTACCCTGGCGCTCACTGGCTGTGGAAAGTCCACCGACTCAGCCAAGCCCGGGGAGACGCCATCGGGCGAGGCAACGCCGGTAAGTGCACCTACGGCAACGCCAATCCCCAAGGCCACGCCGACCACGGACTCAAAGAAGTCCGTCCGTGGCAACCTCATCATGAGCGCCGGTGACATTGGGACTATCTCCAGCCGGTCCTCCAGCGACGTAGAGGTGAAGTTCTCAGTGTCGGCTATCTCGCCGGTTACCTGTGATCAGCAGTATTCGAGGCCTTCACAGAATGGCGCTCTGACCACCGTTGACCTGACGGTGGAGACGACGCCGGAACTGGCCAAGTCCAGCTACCCGAAGTTCACGCTCTCCAGCTACGACTTCAAGTTCATTGCGGACAACGGCACTACGTTCACGGGTGACCTGGGCGGCATGTCTACGTACTCGTGCATTGCCGACTCGCTTACGTTCCCGTCCGCTGGAATGGGGCCGGCCGAGAAGCTCAGCGCCAAGGTAGTGCTTGACCTGCCCGCGGCGCATGGCACCCTTGTACTCAAGTCCGGCATGTCCGGCGGGTTTGAGTACAAGTTCTAATCAGTAAGTAAGCTTTGCGGGGGGGGCCGGTTCCGATTTTCTTGGGGGACCGGCCCTTTCCGCGACCAAAAGGAGAACAACTTGCGTTACAACCTTGAAATTGTCACCGACGACACCGTGCAGGCCAAAGAGATTCTGGAGACAGTTGCCCAGTTTGTTGGGCAGGGTGCCACCGAGCTCATGGGTTCCATCGGCAACGGTGAGGCCATCTGGAACATGATTTCCAGCGCCAACGTCTACGACGACGGCGACTACACCGACGATGAGGGCAACCTCCTGCATGTGCATGATGACGCCGTTGTTCACGTGACCTGGGCCAAGACGGCCAAGCAGGAGGACTTTGCAGACGGCATCGACATTGACGAGTGGCACGAGAAGCACGGCCACCTCCGCCCCGCCGCCTGACCAGTGCGATTCACGTTAGGTGATTCGGGGTATTACGACCTGTATGGCATGCCCATCAGCATGTCGCGCTGGACCGAGCTCTTTGGTCATGAGCGCCACGTGGGGAATGACTACCTCAAGCTCAACGGCCACGTGTTCCACGTCTCCACCGTATGGCTAGGCCTTGATCACTCATGGGGGAGCGGCCCGCCGCTCATCTTCGAGACGATGATTTTCCAGCAGGACGCACGGGACGACGACATGTACCAAGTCCGCTACTCGACCATTGAGCGGGCCCGTGAGGGCCACTGGTGGGCCATCCGCTGGCTCTACAGGCAACAGGGCATCAAGCCCAAGCTACTCATCCACAAGGGAAGGAAACCATGAGTGACAACATCGAGAACGATCCCGATTTCATCAAGTGGAAGAAGGACGTTCAAGAGAACCTGATCCCGAGGATCGACAACTCGGCTGTGACAATCTCACTCATGCCCAATGGCGCTCCCGACGTGAAGTACGCCGTGGAACTGGGACTGAGCATAATGCTTGACAAGCCGATCATCATTGCCGTCCAGCCGGGGGGCAAGATACCGCTCAAGCTGGCCAAGGTGGCCGACGAGATAGTGGAGATTGACCTCAGCCAGTCGGCAGTGTCGGCACTCCGCGTGCAAGAAGCAATGAACCGCGTGATCAAGAGGCTGGGGCTGTGACCGGGCGCAAGTGGGTTCAGGTGCCAGGACTCGTTGGCTGGGTCCGTGAGCACGATCCAGAGACAGAGAGCGGCCTCGCTCCCATGAAGGCTGAGGGTGACCATGAAGAGGATCATTAGCTGGCTCAAGCGCTTGCTCCGCGAGGACGAGCGGGACCACGAGTGGCGAAACGAGGGGTGGTAATGCACGTACCCGAGGAGAACCTATTCAAGTACCGGAACCTCATGGGGCTGTCTCGCAGGTTCAAGAGCCTAGGTGACACCATCGGGCCCAACGACATGGCGGACTCCACAATCTGCTGGAGGCTGGCCAAGAAATACAGGGACAAGGCACAAGAGCTAAGAGTGCCAGGGGAGAGGGAGTTGGCAGATGAACCTGATACTGGGGGACCTGTATGAGGATGACGACGAGCCGGTAGTCATACAGCCACGCCGGTCATTCACACCCGAGGAAACGTACCTGCCATGGGAAGTGATGGCCGACCCGGGGGAGGGCGGTACCTGCTACATGGTGGTGCAAAAGCCCGTGGACCCGAACCGCAGGGTCCGCACGGTCACCAAGCACAATCGGACGCTCTGGTTTGGCTCCAAGGACGCGGCGCTGAGCCGTTGCCTCCAAGAGAACATGGAGCAGGGCCGCATCAAGCGGCATGCGTTTGAACCCGGTGAACCTGAGGGCCGCAAGGCCCCACGGTGCAAGCACTGTGGCCTGCCGAGCAAGCATGTGAGGGCACATGTAACTGCCTAAAATGGCGTTACTTTACATAAGATAGGCTATCGGCGTTACGAAACGTCACTAAAGAGGGGGAGTCAAGATGGTAAATCCATACGAAATCAGCAAGGAAATCCAGAGTGACGAGGAGGGCCGCGAGGTAGTTGTCTACCTCGCTGAGCACTTTGGAATCAAGCTCGCCAATGAGCACGTTGCCCGCACAATTCAGGTTGATTTGGAGCTCAGCCAGGAATCACTTGATTGCCTAATTGAAATGGCGGGCTACGGTATTAACTACTGGGCATCATCAGCTACGCAAGACGATGAGGCCAAGACGTACACCGTCACCGAGAACGAGGAGGGCGAGTATGCCGTTCACGTCATCAGCTACGACAAGATCATTGACGCGTTCTGGAAGGCCGCTAATCCCGGCGCGGAAATCAAGGGCTGGCACCGTGGCCACTCCACCCGGGCCTATGCCCTCAGCGCTGTCACCAACGGCCTGCGTAACGGCGAGGGTGACATAGAGGCAGGAGACATTGACTCCGACCTCGCAGACAACATCATTCAGCTAGCCGCCTTTGGCGAAGTCATCTACGGCTAGAATAGACGGGTTCAATTCCACAACCACACGAGAGGTGCGTCTCCCAATGACCACGAATACCTCAGATTCAACCACCATTAGCTTGAAACGACGCACTACACGCGTCGTGAAGCACCCCCACACACACATCGAGAAACTGGACAAGCCCTCGCACATCGAGGAGCTTCACGCGGGCGACTTCTTTGTTGATCACAACGTTCAGCGCATGCTCAACGAGCCGCGCGTGGCTGAAATGGCCGCAGACTTCCGCCCCGACTCTATGGGCCTGATCACTGCATCACTGCGCGAGAATGGCCGGATCGCAATACTCGACGGCCAGCACCGCATAGCCGCCGCCCGCATGGCCCGGTACGACGGGCCGATTGTCTCCCGCGTCTTTGAGAATCTGACAGTCAAAGAGGAGGCCGGCCTTTTCCTTACCCTGAATAAAAGCAGGCCAGTTTCGACTATCGAGCGATTCAAGGTGCGCGTCACGCTCGGTGATCCAATCGCCACCAACATCAACAAGATTCTCAAGGCCTATGGCCTCAATGTGAACTTTGCCAACACCAAAAGCACCAACACGGTTGGCGCCGTTGTCACGCTGGAGAAGGTCTATCACGGCGCTGGCGTGCGGGATCACGGCCACCATGCAGACTTGGTTGATCGCGTAATCGGTTCATTGATCGCCGCCTACTCTGGCGATACTCGCCCCGTGGTGTTCTCCCGCCCAATGGTGGAAGGCATGGGCATCTTCCATGCCACCTACGGCAAGAGGATCGACAGGGCCCGCCTCACAGACATGATGAGCTCGGTTCCCCCCCGGCAGGTAGCCTCCCGGGCCAGGACTCGCCGGGACGCCCTGGGGGGCTCCATTGGCGAGAACGCGGCCGAGATAATCCTCGACATTTACAACCACCGCCGCAAGGACAAGCTCCCGCCGTACAAGGACGTAGATCCTTACGTCAACTACTCGGACCCCACAAAGGACGAGCTCTACATTGATCCGGCCCAGTACATCAAGCGTGAGGTGGAGCAGGAACTTGCAGACGCCGGGTAACCCCGCGAAACCAAGGCCCCGGCCCTGCGCCTCCTGCCCGTACCGGCGCAACGTACCCTCCGGGGTATGGGACGCCACCGAGTATTCCAAACTGCCCGAGTACGACGGCGACATGGGAACACAGCCCGTCGCGGTGTTCCACTGCCACCAGAAGGACGGCACAGTGTGTTCCGGCTGGCTTGGCCACCGGAACCCCGATGACCTGCTTGCGGTCCGCCTGGGGCTCATCAGTGGCCGTCTGGACCCCTCCTGTGTTGACTACACCACCGACGTTCCGCTGTTTGCCAGCGGGGCCGAGGCGGCAGAGCACGGCGTCAGGGACATAACCGCCCCGAGCGAGGCGGCGTGCAACACCATCGAGAAGCTGGTCCGCAAGCACGGACTCCAGTAAGTACAGCCACCCCCGGGGGCCAGCCATTGCGGCTGGCCCCCTTTTTTTGTGCCCAAAATCGGGTTGCGAGACAGTGAATCGCTAGTGAACGCCGTAGGGTTACGCGTAATTAGAACCGTGACCTATTCGTTACATTCTTGACCCAATCTTGCATCTACACCGTGAGTTTCCTTGAAAAATCAAGCGACTTGATCAGCTAACGACACACTGCCAGAAGTCCCCGGGGTCTTAATGAATAGGTGTAAGCCGGTGTAGGCCGGTGAGGCGGCGGAAACTGTCCTGTCACGCTGATATTCTTTTTTCACACCAGCCACGGAGGCCGAAAATCTTCCCGGCTGGCTCTCCCACTGACTGGCGGATACCCCTTGGGAACGGGGCCCGCACTGCCGGATTCGACCCCGGCAACAGTTTGGGTTGACCAATCCAAATCAGCCTTAGGTCCCGAAAGAAGCATGACAGTACGATGCACCGCCTCTCCCAACTCCAAGCGACATGCGCTCTCCCCGTAGTCGCCACACGACGCTCCACCCGAATTAACCGCACGGGCCGCTCGCTCACGGACGAGCAAGCACAGGCCCTCCAGCTTGAGTACCAGCGCGGCGGTGTCAGCACCACGGCCCTTGGCCACAAGTACGGCATCAGCCAGCAGGTAGCCCACCGGATTGCCACCGGGCGACACTACGCCAACCTCCCCACGGCCCCCGCAAGGCGGGCCCTGGCATCATGGATCGACCCGAAGGTTCGCTTTCGCGGCGAGCCCGGGGAGCCCGAGCTCACGGCCCTCAAGGCCATGCTCAGGGACCACCCCGAGCGGTGGGCACTGGTCAAGCAGACCAAGACCATGCCAGCCAACTTTGAACCATGGAGCCGCTGGGGCCTCTTTGCCGAGGCCCGCAGGGACGCCGATGGCTGGTGGGGAACCTACGTAATGTTCCCTGCCGGTGCCATGGTTGAAATGGCGGCGGCATAGCCGCCAACCACACGGGCCCGCGTAAGCCACTTGATCCAGAAGTAGCAGAGCGGATCGCGGAACTGAGGCAAGCAGGCCTCACAATCAAGAGCATTGCCAATGCCCTAGGTGTCAGCCGTGGCACCGTAGGCAACTACAGCACTGCCTCCGCAAAGCCAGTCAAGGCCCCCTCCCGGGGCCGTGGCCGACCGGCAGGACGCAAAGAGTACCTCTTTGACGATCCCCGGTTTACCGACACTCTGGACGCGGACCCGTACGCAGACGTAATCCCCATTCCATTCTTCCCGGCCGACCTCCCCCGGCTGGAGCTTGACCCCTTCTGGACTCCCCCGCGCCTTGATGACGCGTGCCAGCGGGCCCGGGTCAAGCGACTCTCCCAAGGACGCAGACATGATCATCGAGGCAAAAAACCTCAAGCTTCATAACATCGGCCAGTTGATCCTCGTTGTGAACAACGGCGAGGTATTGATGGGCAAGCTGGAGCGAGTCAAAGGACCGAACCCAGCAGCACACAAGAAGATTTCACTCCGCATCAGCGGTGAAACGGTGGTAGTCGAACCTGATTCGTCGGTTCGTATTCGCCGGTCCCCCGAGCTCCACGAGCTCTGGTTGGCCTCCAATGCAATGGAGGAAATGCTGGACGGGGTGGAAGCGTAGCGAGTCTCCCAACTCGCTACGCCCACACCATCCCGACTATCCAAACGTGAGGGCCATCTCCCAATGACCACTACAAACGCTGGTGTATCCCCAGTCAGAGGATTGCTCGCCAGGAACCTCCAAACCAATCTCCCAATTGGTTTTGAGAAGTCATCTGCGGCAAGCCGGCCATTCCAATCTACCGACACTTTCACTCCTGTCACAAGTTCACTCGCCTTTGTCGAGTGGGGGGAACGGGACTGTGAATAGAGGCAAAGTCACTCATCCGAGGTGTGGAACTGTGTTCAACAACTCAGATCGTGAGGGCCATTGCGCCGCCTGTTGCCGCACCATCGTCGGGCTTAGGGCATTCGATCAACACCGCTCCAAAGGAAAGTGCCTGGCACTCGTAGACGGTGAGAATCAGTTCTGGCTTGACGACACGGGCCGGTGGCACTGGGGCCCCAAGATGAAAGATTCGCTGAGGACAAGCTTTGAGAAGAAGAAGAAGGGTGACAGCCCCGCCGAGGGAGCCGGGCCCGCAGAAACAAATGGTGCAAGCCATTGAGCGAGCCATCATCCGAAAGTACCTCGTTGACCAAGCTGGTTGGGGTGTACTGCGCGAGGTGTCAATTGACGATCTTGTTCAGCCATCCCGTGGACGTAAAGTCAGCCGCCGACGCATTGACTACCTGCTCATGCGGATTAGCCGCCGCTCTAGTCCTCGACACGAGCGGATTGCCCTAGAGGTAAAGGTCACCCGCGCTGACTTCAAGCGTGACACCGATGAGAAGCGTGCCGCATGGTTCGGTGTCGCTGATCGGTTTGCCTACGTCACCCCGATTGGGCTGATAAAGCCCGAGGAACTACCCGCTGGCTGTGGACTCATGGAGTACAACCCTGAGGCCATATTCGGCAAGGACGTTCTCAAGTGGAAGGTTCTTGCCCCACGCAAGACCGAGCCACCAACCCCGTTCGACACACAATTCTTTGCCTACCTCTTTGGCCGCGCATCACGCGCCGAGAACTCACTTAGGACAGCATCATGAGCAAGCACGTATCTTTCCCCGCATCCCACCTCTCTGCATTCGAGGTTGGCAAGCGTGTTCAGGTGGTCACCGTTGACGGTGCCAAGATCACCGACACGCTCACCGGCCTGTTCGTCAAGCAGGAGGGCGACAAGGTGAAACTCTTTGTCCAGTTCGGGAGCATCAATCAGGCATTCAACTCCTTCGAGGTCAACCCCGATCAGTTCGTCAAGCGCATTGATGAGGGCGTATGACCGCCCTGGCAATGGCTGACAACTGGGGGTTCTATGTGTTCGGCCTCATCATGTTCCTGTTCGGCGCATGGCTCCTATGGGTTGGGCGTGACGCGTGAACTGGAGCCTAGTACACACGGGCATGGCCATAGCGCTTGTCGGCGTACTTCTGCTGACGCTGGCGGGGTTGGATCGGTGGCGTGACTATCGGTAATGGCTACGTTCCGCATGCACCCGAAGAACTTGGCCGACATGCTGGCCAACGCAGTGGACATTGGCAAGGACAAGACCACCCACTCACTGATTTACTTGCGCGTCTCCGCCGATACCTTGTTTGTCTATGGCCGAGGCCGTTACACGGCGGGCAGGGACTCGCGGCAGTTTGATGCCGAGGAACCGCAGTACGCCGAACTGGTAATCACCGAGGATGAGGCGAGCGAGCTGGCTACCGCGCTGAGAGGCGTGGAAGGTGCTGGCCGCAAGGAAACGCTGGTCACCGTCACGGTCACCGAGCGTGACGCACTGCATGTGCAGTACGGCGAGGACGTGCTCTGCGAGCTCCCCGACGCCGACACCAACGAAGCCACGTTCGGCATGCCCGACGAGGTAAGCGACTGGGACGAGATAGACGAGCTCCTGGCTGAGATTGCCAAGGGCGGTCCACCCCTCACGCGCTATGGGTTCCAGAAGGACATTCTGGCCCGCATGAACAAGATTCGGGCTGACAGTCCAGTAATGGACTTCGCCCTCCACCCTGACAGCCACTCCTTTGGCGTGGCCATGGGCTCTACCTTCCGCGCCATTGTCGCGGGAGTTGACCGACAGTTTTACGCCAATGGCGGCAAGTGGGGCGATGGCCCCGGCAAACCAGAGCACCTCTGGGAGGCCTAAGAGAGGACACATTGAGCAAGGCACCGCTGGTTCAAGCTATCAACTGGAACCGCATTGAGGACGACGTTGACGTGGCCGTATGGAACCGTCTGGTCAACAACTTCTGGCTCCCTGAAAAGGTGCCGCTGTCCAACGACCTCCAGAGTTGGGCAACACTCACTCCTTACGAGCAGACACTCACCATGCGGGTGTTCACCGGCCTTACGCTACTGGACACCATCCAAGGCACGGTTGGCGCCGTATCCCTGATCCCCGACGCAATCACTCCTCACGAGGAGGCCGTCTACACCAACATTGCGTTCATGGAGTCGGTTCACGCCAAGTCCTACTCCTCGATCTTCTCCACTCTGTGCTCCACCAAGGAGATTGACGAAGCGTTCCGCTGGTCAGTCGAGAACCCCTGGCTACAGCGCAAGGCGCAGATCGTCACCGAATACTACGCCGGGGATGATCCCCTCAAGCGCAAGGTGGCCTCCACCCTGCTTGAGTCATTCCTGTTCTACTCAGGTTTCTACCTGCCGCTCTACTGGAGCTCCCGGGCCAAGCTGACCAACACCGCAGACCTCATACGCCTGATCATCAAGGACGAGGCGGTTCATGGTTACTACATCGGGTACAAGTTCCAGCGAGGGCTTGACGGAGCGTCACCTGAACGCAAGCAGGAGATTGAGGACTACACCTACGGTCTGCTTACCGAGCTCTACGAGAACGAGCTCAAGTACACCGCGGATCTATACGACCCGGTTGGTTTGACCGAGGACGTGAAGAAGTTCCTCCACTACAACGCCAACAAGGCGTTGATGAACCTGGGGTATGACGCTCTGTTCCCCTCCAACGTCTGTGACGTAAACCCCGGCATCCTCTCGGCACTCTCGCCGGATGCCAACGAAAACCACGACTTCTTTTCTGGCTCAGGCTCCTCCTACGTCATCGGCAAGGCCGAAAAGACTGAGGACCTGGACTGGGATTTCTGACAGGACTGTTTTGAAATTTCGATCTGACATGAGCGTTGAGCTCATCGACTCGATGGGTGACGAAACCCGCATTGTGCAGGCCGCACAGGTTTCCACCAAGGGTGCCTACGACAACATCACCAAGGCCCCCGGGTTCATCAATGGCCTACGTCGCGCATTCCACACTGGCGGTTGGCAGTTGCCAACCAAGGCCAAGCCCAACCCCGGCTTGGTGAAGTGGCTCTACAAGGAACGCCACGCCTCCCCGTTCGAGCACTGCTACATGACGTTCCGCATTGAGGCCCCGATCTTTGTTACCCGGGAAATCTTGCGCCACCGCATCAGCAATTTCAACGAGGAGAGCGGACGCTACCGGGTACTCAAGGGAGTGTTCTACAAGCCCGCCAAGGGCCGGAACCTCACGCAGGTAGGCAAGGTGGGCAACTACGAGTTCAAGCCCGGAAACGTGCACCACCGGGTGCTCACAAGCCTCTCTACGGTGCTGGCACCGACAGTTGCATGGGGGTTCTACCGTTGCATGATTCGGGCCGGCGTTGCACGCGAGGTGGCCCGTATGGTCCTGCCCGTGTCGATCTACTCCAGCCTGTATTACACGGCGAACCTCAGGAGCATCCTCAACTTCCTTAGTCTCCGAGTGGACTGGGCAAACGCTACCGTTCGCTCCCACCCTCAGGCAGAGATTCAGGAAGTGGCAGTGCAGATTGCCGCCGAGGTGCAGAAGCGGTTCCCCAACGTCTGGAAGTCATTCTCAGAGAACGGGTACCAGTCCGTATGAGGCTCTATATCGCGGGGCCCATGAGCAATTACCCCGAGTACAACTACCCCGAGTTCAACAAGGCGCAGAAGCGTCTTGAGGCCGCAGGGTACGAGGTAATCAACCCGGCCCGTCAGGGCTTTGGGCTGACGTACGAGGAGTACCTCAAGCGGGCCATTGCAGACGTGTTCGAGTGTGACGGTATCGCCATGCTCAAGAACTGGCACCTCTCCCCCGGGGCCCAGGCTGAGATTGCTCTGGCCGACGCTCTCAAGAAGGACACCTCAATGGTGTCGGTCTGGATCACCCTCAAGGTGCTGGAGGCTGGCCGTGCCGCTAATTGATGACGTGCTGGGCACCGGCTACGGCCACCGCTCGGTGTCTCAGGTTTCCAGCTACGCCCAGTGTGCCGAGGCCTACCGGCTGGGCCGCGTAGCCATGGCACCCTCACGGCCCGCCGCGTGGTTCTCCCACGGGACGGCCTACCACTTCGCTATCGAGGAGTACGAGAACAGCCACCGCCAGTTGTCCAGCGAGGCGTTGGACTCCCTGTTCAAGGACACCTACCGGGCTGAGATAGCCAAGCTCAAAGAGCAGTGGCCCGAGGAGACTGACTGGCTCACTGGAGGCCGTAAGAAGGGCTTTCAGGACATAGAGGACCGAGAGGTTATCGGCCTCTGGCAAGTCAATGACTACGTGCAGTTTGCCGAGGCAAACAAGGACGTGTGGCGGATTCTACCCATGGGGGCAGACAAGATCGCCACTGAGGTCAAGTTTGAAATCATGTTCGGCCGCGTCAAGGTCATTGGATTCATTGACCAAATCCGGCAGTACAGGAACGGGGCCCTGGAGGTTGCAGACCTCAAGACGGGCACCCGTGAACCGGGATCGACCATGCAGTTGGGCGTCTACGCCCAAGTTGCACTGCAAGAAACCGGCGTGCTCCCCGAAACGGGAGTGTTCATCAAGGCTGGCAGGCCTGCAACCAAGACGGTTGCGGCCAAGCCGACCAAGGATCAGCCGCACACGCTGAGTGACTGGACCCCCGAGCTCCTTACCTCGATGTTCGAGGACATGGACCGGATGGACAAGCTGGGCATTTTTCTGCCGAACCCCCAAGAGGGTTGTGAGCGGGTTTGCACCGTAGCTGAGTTCTGCCGGATCAAGGGCTGGAGCAAAGGCCAGTTCGACACAATCCGCGTCAGGCCACCGAGAGAGGCCTGACCTATTGTCCGAGGAGGACACACTGACCACCGATTTGCCGTACACCGTGAGTGACCGCACCGGAAAGCTCACCACCCGCGTAGGTGCTGGCACCGCCATTGGCACCCGCAACGCCACCAGCATCCGCGTGGCAACGCCGTACGCCGTCGCTGAGATGGCACTGGAGCCCCGCACACAGGCTCTTGTGGCCAACGAGCTCCTCAAGCGTCTCCCCACCGCCAAGGGCGTGCAGACGACCGTACAGGATGGCCGTAGCACCATTGCGGTGGACAACGCACGGGTCTATCAGGCACTCACCGAGGGTGAGGCCCAGCGGAACCTGAACTTCGCCCTGGCGAACCTGGAGAGCTACCTCTACTGGGAACGCAAGGGCCGCGCCGAGAAGATCGAGCGTGAGGCCAACCTCAAGCGGGCCGAGGAACGCAAGGCCAAGGAACTGGCCGACGCCAAGAAGGCGGCCGAGGAAGCTACCCGCCTGAGTAAGAAGGCGCTGGCCATCTACAACGCGGTCAACAGCACCAACTACGTCCGGTTCCCCGTGCTCATGGGCTCCACTCAGCTCCAGAAGTGGTTGGACGTGGCCCGCGAGGCCGAGAAGGTTGCCTCGCTCAATGCGCTGACCGTCCCGACGCTCAGGGACCTCTACCCCTCATTCAGTGGTGGCCCCATGTTCGCCAACGGCGGATATGTCAACCGCACCGGCTACTAAGCCAAGCCACCACCCCCCCCATTTTTCGCACTACCCCGTTAGGACCCAATGACTGACACCTTTTCCGAAGCTCCCCTGTCTGTGAACCTCAAGCCCGCACCGGGCTTTGATGCCCCGCAGTTCACCGTTCGGGCCATGACCCCGGCTGAGCTTGTTGCACGCATCAACGGCTCCATCGAGAGCGGCGTGTTCGCCGCCATCGGTAACGCCGCCAGCGAGTACAAGGCCGCGTACAACGCCACCAACATCTTGGGTGCCGCTCCGATCAGCGCTCCCGAGGCTCCGGTGGCACCGGCCCACGTCGCCGCACCGCAGGCACCGGCTCCCGCCGCTGACCCGTGGGGCGCACCGGCACCGGCATGGGGCGCGGCTCCTGCCGCCGCACCGGCCCCGGCCTACGCTCCCCCGGCCTACGCCCCGCCCGCCGCTCCCGCCGCTGGCGCGGCAGGAGCCCCGTTCATCCCCGCGTTTGGACAGCCGGCCACCTTCCGTAGCGGTCAGGGTGCCAAGGGCCCGTGGTCCGCATACCTGGACCCCCGCCCGAAGCAGGTAACCGACCTCCTGCCGAAGGACCACACGGGCAAGGTCCCGTCCACCGATGACGTGAACCACCCGGGCCTTGCGGGCAACACGCACAAGTTCGCCAAGTTCCTCCGCTAGACCGTGACGCGAGGGGGGCGGCTACTCCCGCTCCCCTCAGTTACGTAACGTCTAGTCACACAAGGAGGATAGGGTGCTTACCCTAAACCAAGGCCGTCGTCTAAACGCGGCGGCAGGCGAACCGCTTCACAATCCTCTCGGTGTCATGAACGTCAGCAAGACGTTCCTGCGTAAAGGTCAGTTGTCTCTAGTAGCGGCTGGCCCCGGAAGTGGCAAGTCCGCCATCGTGCAATTCATCTTGCAGGTTGGCAATGGACTTCCCCCTGGCGCTCCTGATCGGGCCGTCAACCGGACCCTGTATTTCTCTGCTGACTCGGACTCCACCACAATGTGGACCCGCAGTGCGGCGATTGCTACCGGCATGACGCAAGACATGATTGACGAGCTACGGCTGGCCGATGAGGTTGAACACCTAGAAGCGGCAGTGTCACGTTCGGCAAACCACATGAGGTTTGATTACGAATCGTCACCGAGCGACAGCTATGTACTGGACCAAATAGATGCCTACGCATCTGTCTTTGGCCAATTTCCTGAGGTCATAGTCTTTGACAACTTGAAGAACGTTGCCATCGAGGGTGCCGAGGGAGAGTTCCAAGCCCTCGAAGAGGCGTGTGGCTTCATGCATGACCTCGCCAGAGACACCAATGCGGCAGTGATCGCACTACACCACGTTACGGGTGAGAACGAGGATGGTATGAAAGCCATCCCCATGTCAGGCATCAGAGGCAAGGTTTCAAAGACCCCCGAAGTGATCCTCACCCTGCATAGGCGTGATACCCAAATGTTCGTAAGCCCGGTGAAGAACCGTAACGGGGTTGCGGACGCGAGTGGCAACTGGATGTTGCCAGTCCAAGTTGACCTTAGCCGAATGGCTTTTACCGGATAGGCACACATGAACCGCCGAGCTTTCACCCCCGACCTCATGGTTGGTTGCTATACCGCCTGTTGGGGGTGTCGGTTCGGATTCTGCAACCGAGGGTGGCACACGGCCTGTGACGCCGACGACGTTTACGAGTGGGAACGTCGCGGGTCCAATGGCCCCCACCCTTACACACGCCAATGCGGTTGCTGGTGCCAGTTCTACAAGCCCAAACCACTGATCCACAAAGGACGGAAACCATGACGCCACTCACTTGGGGTAATACCCAAACGGAGTTGCTGGTGAAGCGTGGAGCTCCCGAGCTCCCCGAGGGCTTCACATACCGGCTGGACATAAAGCATCCAAGCCTCACTGAGGGTAGGCCAATGCTCCAGCCCGCAACGGTTACCGCACGTATCGGTGAGCATGTCGGTGACGAATGGGTAGAAGTAGCCCGGTTCACCGAAGTTACACGAGCCGACTTGGCCATGGCGTCGGTTGCCGCCGCTAAGCACGCATACGAAGTGTGGGGCATCGAATGAGCAGGGTCTACCTGCTATTCACCGACCACGAGGGCGACCCGCTGGCGCTGACCAACGAGATTAGCGCCGTCTACGTCACCGCCGAGAAGGAACAGGTCAAATCGTTCCTTGGCCAAGAGCCGGTACGTGAACTGGTCAAGGAGTCCTACCGGGTGGTGCACCACAGCACCGGCAGTTACCGCGTGAGGGAAACCTTTGACGAGGTAATGGACAAGATCAGGGCGGCTACCGAATGCGAGTGATGGGCATAGACCCCTCACTCAGCGGAACGGGCGTGGCTCTTGGTGACGGAACACTCCGCACGATCAAGACCACAGCCAAGGAAGGCGACGGGGAGAGGCTCCTCAAGCTCTACCGGGAGCTCCAAGCCGCTATGCGCGGCGACGATGGCCGCAAGGCAACGTTCGCCGTCATCGAGGACTTGCCCACACACGCCATGTCGGCGGGCCTCACGGGCCGAGCCCAGGGCATTGTCCGCATGACGCTGGCCCAGTGGGACACGCCCTACGTAGCAATCCCGCCAGCGAGCTTGAAGAAGTTCGCCACGGGCAAGGGCAACGCCAAGAAGGACGCCATGCGCCAAGCGTGGCTGGAGTTCAGTGGCGAGGACAACAGCGACGACAACCAAGTGGACGCCGCTTGGTTACGGCAGATCGGGCTCCACCTCAAGGGGGGGCTGGTGAACCTGCCACCAGAACAACTCGCGGCAGTAGCCGCCTACCTCTAGATCAGGACACCGCATGGAACCCACCGAGTACGACGTGTCAATGACGCTGGATGAGCTTGAGGAACTGATTGACCTTGCAGTGGCGGGAGCCATCTGCATGGGCCAGTCAGACCCCTTCCCGCAGATCATCACTGACCTCAGTGAGATTCACAAGGAGCTCACGGACGATGGCGTTTAGTCGCCCCACCCCCTTGGACATACGCGCCGTAGTCGAGCACTACGGCGGCGAGGTCCCCGCCCACGGCCATGGCCGCGTCAAAATGCGGTGCTTCCTCCCGGGCCATGAGGACTCACAGCCCTCAGCGGTCCTCAACGAGGACAAGAGCTACTACAGGTGCTTCACCTGTGACCTATCCCTTGACGGCTACGGCCTCATCATGAAATTGGAGTCTTGCGATTTCCCTAGTGCCATCAGCCACGGTGTTGAAAAGTTTGGCCTCAAGTACGGAGGCCTATCATCAACAGCTACTCAGCCCCGAAGGCGAACGCCATTACGAATATCTGAACGTGGAGCGGGGGATCAACCACGAGACGATTCTCCACTTCAAGCTGGGAGCCGTGTTAGACGCAAGCGCGTCTCATGAGCAAGCCCAGGGCATGCTTTCCATCCCCTACCTGACGCCAGCCGGCCCCGTTCAAATCCGGTTCCGCAGGGCACCGTGGGAGGACAAGGGCCCCAAGTATTGGCAGACCCCGGGTAGCCAGGTTCGCATGTTCAACACCAACTATCTGTTGGACCCCAACCGCTACGTCTACGTATGCGAGGGCGAGTTCGACACCATTGCCGCCACACAGGCGGGCCTACCGGCTGTAGGAATCTCAGGCGTGAACGGGTGGCGCAACCACTTCTACCTCATGCTGGCAGGCCATGACCGGGTGACGTTCTTTGCGGACAACGACTCTGCGTCGGACTCAGCCGAGGGCAAGCCCAAGCCGGATGACTGGCCCGAGGGCAAGGAATGGAACCCCGTCAAGAACGCGGGCCTGAACTTTGCCAACAAACACGCCGAGGCCATTGAGGGTGGGGCCGTCATTCAAATGCCCCCCGGCTACGACGTGAACAGCTATTTGATCGAGCAAGGAGCAGAGGAGCTCCGCGCTATCGCAGGATTTAGGAGAACCACTTGAGCGACACCATTGACGTCAAGGCAACCGCCATCGTCACCAAGGGCAAGCTGTTTACCCGCCCCCGCTACACCGTCACCCTGTTTGTTGACGACATGTCCACCGGCATCCACCTTCACTGCAAGAAGCGTGAAGTAACCGAGGCCAGCCAGTGGATGGTGAACAACACCGCCGCCCTGCTGGCGTCCGAAGGGCTGTATGAGTTCTTCGCAGACCGGGCCGAGGCCCTCCTCCCCAAGGTGGCTACTGAGCAGAAGCTCCCGGCAGTTGGTGACGTAGTGTCACTGACCACTGACCTTGGCCCAAAGTACCCGGTGGGCACCAAGGGGACCGTAGTGCGGATCGACGCACCCGAAGGGCACTCCCCCGAGAACGTGTACCCGGTGATCTTTGCACCGCACGGTACCCCGGGCGTTGAAATCCCGCTGGCACACGGAGAGTGGAAGTGATCGTTATTGGCCTGACCGGCAGGGCCGGGGCAGGTAAGGACACAGTTGCAGACCGCTTGGTAGCCAAGCATGGCTTTACCAAGATGAGCTTCGCCGGTCCCCTCAAGGACATTCTGCTGAGTGTCAACCCGATCCTGGGTTTCCACCCGATGCACCCGGGAACGTTGATCACCTTGAGCGAGGCACTCACGGATTGCGGCGGTGAGGACGGGGTGAAGAAGCTTTTCCCTAAGTACCGCAGTTACGCACAGAAACTCGGCACCGAGGGTGTACGTAAGTACGATCCCGATTTCTGGATCAACACCGCCATCAAAGAGGTAGTGAAGCTCCCGAGGGATGCCCGCGTTGTGTTCACCGACGTTCGGTTCCCGAACGAGGCGGCTACCATTCAGCGGTTCTTTGGCCGTGACTACACCACCGAGCTCTGGTTCGTTGACCGGCCCGAGTCGGGGTTGAGGAGCGTCACAGCCCACGCCTCCGAGGAGCACGCGGGGGCCATGAACGAGCAGGTTACCGTCCACAACAACGGGTCCGTATGGGACCTGGAGTGGATCGTTGACAGCCTCGCACGTGACCTTGTGTCCGTGGAGAGGGTGAAGCTGGCCGCGTGAAGTGTGCTGTCCAAAGGGCGTATGACGCCATGAACGAGGATGACCGCGCCGCGTTTCGCCGGATCATCGTCAACCCCGGGCTCACTGCCGGGTTGATTGCCGAAGCGCTACGCGTTGACGGCTACCTCATGGTTGACCGCGCGGCGGTCGGCCACTTCCGCCGCAAACTCCAAGCAGGAAAGGCCACTCTGTGAGTCTGATTGAAGCACTCAACACCGTGTCGCGGCCTCTGGAGCCTGCACCGCC